ATAACGGGTGCTAACGAGCTTACTATTGGTGGAACAAATACTAATACTAAATTAAACGCAGGTGCTGATATTATATTGGGTGCTGACGTTGCTGGTGGTACTACATCGACAATTCAGTATTTAGATAGTGGTAGTACAGAAAGAGTTATGTTAGGTGCTTATGCTACTGATGTAGTAGTATTATCAAATAGAGCAGCAGATGGAATTGTAGAAATAAGAGCTAATACATCATCAGCAGGTAGTGGTGGTGAGCTAACTATAGCAACTTTTAAAGATACGTCTGTTGACTTTTTAGCAGATGCTGAGTTAAGGGGTACTAATATTGGTAATATATTTGATTTAACGGCTTACTTAACTGCTGTAGATTTTACTATGAGTACAGACCGCTCTAAGGTTGGGTATAGTCGTACAAATGGTGCAGCTGTTAGAGTAGATTCTACTACTGTTGGACTATTAGCAACTTTTCAAGTACCTATAGGTTATGAAGCAACACACGTTCAAGTTAACGGCAGTTCTAGCTCATCAACTTTTGATGTATATGCTTGTGATGCATCTAACAACACAAACACATCTTTAACAAGTAGCCCATCAGTTAACACTAACCAAGCTTTATCATCAGCTCAATCAGGAGTTGCAGGTAAATATTTGAGTATAAAATTTATAGCAGGATCAACGTCAAGAGATGTTTACGGAGCTAAAATAACACTAGCAAGAGTATAAAAAGGGAGATTGATTGTAGTGTATCTTTTCGCTACCTTTTCGATATACTACTTTCACTCCCTTTACATAAAATTAAAAAATGAAGAAACTAACATACATTTTATTATTATGGATAACAACAACAAATGTTGTAAATGCACAACTTCTAAAGTTTTCTACTTTTTATGCAAGTTTCTCAACCTCTGCTCCGTTTGCAGAAAACCAAGCGTTCCTTGTGAATGGTGTTGCGGGGTCGGGACAGCTAGTAGAAACAACACAAGTAAGTCAACCAAACCGAAACGTAAGCGTAGGTCTAAGAAAAATAGCAAGGTTTGATTACCAAGTAAAACAAGGTCAATTCTATACAGGTAATGAAAATGAGGTAAGCGATTACGCTACTGTAAGTAATGCTCCTGGAATAGAATATTTATTAGAATACTCTTCTGTAAGAAACAGGGGGGTAGTATTTGAACAACACGAATACAAGGTGAGATATATATCTAATCATTTTACATCTAGGGCAGCCTATGTAGATGATGGATTAATTGACCTTAAATATACTTTGGGCGAGGTTAGGTTACGAAAAAGCTTGGGGGGTTTAGACCTAACAGCAGGAGTAGCTCATCGTTCCCATCCTGTATATGGATATTCTCCTATACAGGCTTGGTTTTCGATACCTGAGAATAAACATTGGTGGCAATTAGCTAATGAGTTCGGGTTTTATAGTGATGAAAATGAGTGTTGGACTAGAGATGGAGTTTGTGTGTCTATGTCTGATGTTGAATTTTATAGGTATCACTTTACTGATGCTGTAAGCGAGTATAATAAAAGGGAAATAAATAAATTAGGATTACAACAAGAATTATCTTGTGTTATAGGGGCAGACTATTACTATTATCAAGATAGATTATGGTTACACAGTTGGGCTTCTATTTACCCTTTACACAAAGGTTTGAGTGATTACTCTTATGAATATCCAGGAGATAAAATAGAATATGATTTAGGTCTAATTTTTGGATTTAAGTTTAATAGACATTTCAGTATATTTGTAGAGGGTAGAAAACTTAAATATTGGGATATTGAATCCTACGAAATGAGAACAGGAATAAATTACATAATTTTTTAAAAACAAAAATGAAAGAGTTGAACGAAGATACTACGCTTAAACTAAGCATAAAAACTCTAGCAGGTATAGGGGTCTTAATATTTACTTTAGTTGGAATGTGGTTTACCTTACAAGCTGACATAACCGAAGCTAAAGAATTACCTCTTCCTCCAAGTCCTGAAGTGACTCGTATGGAGTTCGATATGAAGGATCAATTAATTCGTCAAACAATTATGTCTACACAAGAAGATGTGACAGAGATTAAAGACGATATAAAGATGATTAAACAAAAGCTATATGAATAAATTAATATTTATAGTACTACTACCTTTAACTACCTTTGCTCAAGATTTCATTAACTCTTCTGAGTTTAATTCTAAGACAGCTAAAGGTATTTCTGTGGTAGAGTTTTGGGCTGAATGGAATAAATCTAACGAAGTTGATTTCTTAGGTAATCTTAAAGATTGTAATAGTTATAAACTTTGTATTGTTAATAATTCTTCAATTCAAAAAGAATATAAGGTTTCTTCTATACCAACTATTATTATATTTAACAATGGTATAGAACAAAACAGATTTATTCCTAATATAATGATGCAACTTAGTGCAACTAAAAAAGATGTTCAATCAGTAATAAACGAGATTACGTTTAACAAATTTCAATAGTAATGAAAAGACAACCGACAGAAATACAAACTTTAATACTCTGTATAGTATTATTGTTTATGTTCATAATAGGCGTTAGTAGGGTAAATGCCCAACAACAACCAGTATTTATAGAGTGTACAGCAGGGGAATACCCTGATGAGATTACTTGGGAAATAATGGATTGTGATGGCGATATAATTACATCAGGTGGGTCACCATTTCTAGGAGCTGCTATATTACCTCCACACTATATTATATTTATGGAAGATAGTTATGGAGACGGATGGAATGGAGCTTACCTTAGTATAAATTTAGTTGAGTATGGTTTTCTATCTGATGTAGATTGGATAGACTCTATTGGTACTTGGCCACAGAATTTTACATCACAATATATAGATGTAGGTTGTGCAGATTTATCTGTTAACGAAATAGATAATAAACCATTTTTACCTACAAAATATTTTGATTTATTAGGTCGAGAAGTAAAACCAACCAAAGGGTTTTATTTAGCTACTGATGGAATATTAATTAGAAAGGTTTACATAGACTATGAGACTAAGTAAAAACTTTGTGTTATCAGAGATTACTCGAAGTAACACAGCCAAAAGACTAGGAATAGAGAATGAGCCGACTAAAACCCACTTGGAAAATTTGCAAAGGATTGCTACAAATCTTTTACAGCCTATGCGTAACCACCTTGGTCCTATCAGGATTAGTAGTGGTTATCGTTCCAAGGAGCTTAATCGTGCTATTGGGGGGTCTCGTAATCCGATTAGTCAACATTGTAAAGGCGAAGCTCTTGACCTTCAATTTTGGAAAGATGGTCAAATGTGTAATAAAGAAGTTTACGACTGGATTATAGATAATGCTGTCGAGTTTGACCAAATGATAAATGAGTTTGACTTTGCTTGGATTCACATATCTCTTAAAAAATCTAAAAACAGAAAAGAGATTTTAGAAGCCTACAAAGATGATGACGGAGATACTAAATATAGATACGCACCTGATATAATAGCACTATGATAAAAAACATTATAAAAAGTTTAGTAGGACAAGCTTCTACTATAATAGACGAAGTAGTTACTACTGATGAAGAAAGGTTACAACTTAAACAGAAGTTTGAACAGGTGGTTAAAACCCACGAAAAGGATATGTTTGCTCTTGAGGTTAAAGATAGAGATAGTGCTAGAACAATGTTTATGGACGATAGTTTTATACAAAAGATTCTTGCCATCATATTTACTTGTGCTTATTTTCTTATTTCTTATTTTATGTTTAAGTGCTTTGTAATGAACACACTTGAACTTTCAGATTATGAAATAGGTTTTATTAGTACAGTCTTTGGAGCTATGTCTAGTAAAGTAAACACCATTATTGATTTTTTCTTTGGTGGATCATCAAAATCTAAATAGTGCCTTGGCTTCCTAAACCAAGAGATAAAAGAACTAAGGCTGAAAAAAATAAGTCTTGGGGTGGGGACACCTCGTTTTATAAAACAGCTCCTTGGAGGAAATTAAGGAAATTAGTCTTAGAGAAAAATCCTTTGTGCGTTCATTGTTTAAAAGAAGATATAGTAAAACCTGCTGATGTAGTCGACCACATTACACCTATAAAACAAGGTGGTGCTGAATTGGACGAATCTAATCTACAAGGATTATGTCACAAGTGCCACAATAAAAAAACATATTATGAGAATAGACAAAAATAGATACAGAAGTAAGTATGAAGAAGATGTTTGTTCTAGGTTAATTGAGAGAAAAATTAATTTTGATTATGAAACTGTAAATCTTTACTACGACATTACAGAACAAAGAAGATACCTTCCAGATATTATATTACAAAATGGAATTATCATCGAACTAAAAGGAAGGTTTACAGCAAAGGATCGTAAGAAGATGTTGCTCGTTATAGCACAACACCCTAACCTAGATATAAGGATGGTGTTTATGAGGTCTAAAAATAAATTACATAAAAATAGTCAAACCACCTATGCTCAATGGTGTGATAAGAATAATATAAAATGGGCTGATAAATATATACCTGACGAATGGATACGAGAGACAAAAAAACACCCGAAGAGATAGCTGAAGAAATCTTTGAAAATTGGATAGTGGATTCTACAGAAGAAGAACAAGGAGAGGACGGCTAGTCCTCTTTTTCTTTTCCTAAACTTTCTATTTCCAAGTCAAGCATCTTTCTATTATACTCACCGCCACTACTAGGCTTAGTCATATTCCACTCGTATTGAAACGGCTTACTTTCCTCAAGCTCGATTAACTTCTGTAAATACACACATAAATCCATCGCTTCTTCTTGAGCGTGTTTAAGCCACTCTAACTTAGTTAAATCTTCCCGCTCCATCGTAACACCATATTTATTCTTACCCTCGTCTGAACGCTTTAAAATCTTAAAACAAACTTGTTCTTCTATACTGCTCATAATAATTTAATTTTTCAGTTTTCGCTAAAGTACAAAAAAAAAGGCATCTATAAATAGACACCCTCTTCTTAACCAAAAAAACTTACAAAATTATGCGAAAAGTCGTAAGAATGGTTCAAATATATAAAACTTTTCCTTTATCATAATCTAAAAACGTAATATATTTATAAACAAATCTGCTTCTACCAAAGCTAGTAGATTCAGGCATAGTTCTCCACATCCACTTATCTATCTTAATCTTGTTTAAATTAAATAATAATACTGAATCGCAATCAAAAAAGTTAATATACAATCCTTGAGATGACTTTTCGTTTTTAGCTTTTCTTAATATTCTTTCGTACTTGTGCATTTCTAAAATCAAACCTTCAGAGTATTTACTTTTAGCTTTATCTAAAGTAAAGTTTCTTTGTTTCATTTCGCAATAGAACTTCCTATTATCCCATTCGTATGTAAAATCCCAAAAATCATACTTTCCCTCGGAAGGGACACAATCAATTTTATACTTACTAGCGAATCGGTCTAACAAGTTTAGTTCATTTTCAGTCACTTTTATTTAATTTAGTTAATATATTTAACTCTTGCTTGAGTTCTATAACAGCATTAGCCATCTCCATTTCATTGGCATTAGCT